ACTGGAAAGTTGAGCTAGAAGATTTTGGTTACTTAGTAACAGAAGACCTTGTAACTACAAAGCGTGGCGATGTACTTGCGGGTAAAGACCCATATGGTGGTTACTATGTTAATGACTCACGTATTCAGGACATCGTAAGTAAAAAACCTAGTACTGTTAAAAAAATAACGGCTAAAGTTAAAAAGGTCGTAAAAACAGATGCAGAGCTTGAGATGGTACGTGCTCGTGATGAGAACGGTCATTTTATTGCTGATGATCCTGCTACTGAAGTAAATGAAGCTTGGGTAGTTAAGACTGTCAAGAAAGCTGTGAAGAAGAAATGAGTCTAGTAAATCAAGGTAAACCTTCACGTATGCGGTCTGTGTATGGTCACAATAGTGGCACTACTACAGAGGTAGTATATACGTGTCCTGCTAACTGTGTAGCGGAGCTTACCTTTGTACATATAGTAAACGGTGGTGGTAGCACTAACTCTGTAGACGTTGAGTGGTACGTAGCTGCCGATAACTACACTTCACACTTCTTGGCAGGTAAGAGTCTAGGGGCTGGTGACAACACTACCTTTATTGATATTGACTTAGTACTCCAACCGGGTGACAAGATACAAGTAACCCCAGTAAGTGCTGGGCACATTGATACCATCTTGACTGTAACTGAAACCTTCGTCCCAGTAGGGTAATAGCGGGGTTGCATTATTGTCTGTAGTATGCTATAACTAAGTATGGTATAACTCCTATGTATACAAACAAGTATACGTAATGTTCATGGAACAAGGAGTTATAAACATGAAATGGTTAATTAATTGGTTTGAAGCAATCGCAGTAGCACAGCAACGCCGTGCAGACTTTTGGTTACTTCAGAATATGACCGACAAAGAATTAAAAGATATTGGAATTGCACGTGGTGAAATCAACCAAAAAATCTTCAACGGTTAATGCGGCTGGTAATTATACTAAGCCTACTATGCGCAAACGTCTTGTTGCCTCCGTTAAAGCTAGTGGCAAAGGTGGAAAGCCCGGACAGTGGAGCGCAAGGAAGGCCCAAATGGTCGCAAAGCAATACAAAGCAAAGGGTGGGGGCTATAAGTAATGGCCCTCTCCAAATCTCAGAAAAGTCTTAACAGATGGACAAAGCAAGATTGGAGAACCAAAAGTGGTAAACCTTCTACGCAAGGCCCAAAAGCTACTGGTGAACGTTATCTCCCTGCTAAGGCAATTAAAGCTATGTCTAGTGGAGAGTATGCAGCGAGTACTGCCAAAAAAAGAAAAGATACTAAAGCTGGTAAGCAATTTTCTAAACAACCTAAAGCGGCAGCTGAAAAGGCTAAACGTTTTAGGCGCACGTAAATAAAGGCTAGTACGGCTATGGACAATATAAAACTTCCTATTGCCCTTGTGTTGGCTATGTCTGCTCAACTTGCAGGTGGTGTCTGGTGGGTATCTCAACAAGCAGCTACTATCTCCAGCCTAAAAGAAACAGTTAATCAGCTAGGCTCACGTATGGCTATTGAGGATAACGTCAACCTTAAACGTGATGTTGCAGGTAATGGCGTAGAAATACAGTACGTGTGGAGTGACATAGAAGAGTTATGGGATGAACTTGCCTCTATGACCTTAGCTATCAATGAGATCAATAAGCTTAAACAACGTATGGCTGTTATGGAGAATGAACTACGGTACATTAACCGTGACCATAGAGACATGACAAAGTAAAATGATTGATCCATTTACAGCTATGGCGGCTGCTACTACAGCTTACAATGGTATCAAAAAAGCTGTATCTGTAGGGCGAGAGATAAGTGCTATGACTGGCGCAGTGTCTCAGTGGTCTAAAGCTGTTAGCGACCTAGACTTCTTAGAGGACAAAGCTAAGAACCCTCCTATGTACAAGATGTTTAGTGACAACCAGTCTAACGCACTGGAGATATGGTCACAAAAGCAGAAGCTCAAAGAGATGCGAGAAGAGCTTAAATCCCACATATCTTGGACGTATGGTCCTAGTGCTTGGGACGAAATAGTACGTATAGAAGCAAAACAACGTAAAGAACAGCGTGAGCTAGTCTATAAGAAGCAAGAGTTTATAGACAACTGTATTAACTGGGCTGTAGGTATTGCAGTATTATTAGCAGGCGCTGGTGCTTTAATAATAGCAATGTACTTCTTAGGTGTAAAACAAGGCAAGTGGTAATGGCACAAACGATATTAGATGACTGGAAAGTTCTACCAAGGTTAATGATGCTGGCAGTCACTATACTGACGTATCAAGCTGTACATTGGTTTATGTCTCTGCCCGATCCAAGCGTAGCACAGTCAGGACTTGTATCAGTATGTATGGGTGCCCTAACTGGTTGTTTTGGCATCTGGATGGGCAAAGAGTCTAAGACTACTGTGACACCTACACGTGTAGTACACGAGGAGAGTTATAACAAATGATAGGTCAGATCATAGGTGCAGTAGGTGGACTAGCTTCGTCTTACTTAGATGGTAAGGTAGCAGTACAAAAGGCTAACGCAGAGATACGTGTAAAGCAAGCCACAGGTGAGCTTGACTGGGATATAGCTGCAATGAACAGTACCCAGAACAGCTGGAAAGACGAATGGATTACTTTACTGTTTAGTATCCCTCTTATCTTAGCTTTCTGTGGTGAGTGGGGTAACGGTATAGTACAGGCTGGTTTTACTGCTCTTGAGACTATGCCTACGTGGTATCAGTACTCCCTCGGTGGGATCGTTAGTGCCAGTATTGGTATGCGATCAGTATCTAAATTCTTTACAGGTAGAAAATAATATGGCATTTAAATTATCAAACCGTAGCCTATCAAAAATGGAAGGCGTAGACGAAAGCTTAGTATCTGTAGTCAAACGTGCCATTGAACTTACTAAGATAGACTTTGGTGTAATCTATGGTATGCGTACAGTAGAAGAGCAAAAGAAACTTGTAGCTGCAGGTAAGTCTCAGACTATGAAGTCTAAGCACCTAGAGGGCCGTGCAGTAGACCTTATGGCCTATGTAGATGGTAAGGGTGTATGGGAACTGAATGTCTATGATGATCTCTGTGACGCAATGAAAGAGGCAGCTAAAGAACTTGGTGTAGCAATCAAGTGGGGTGCAGCTTGGTCAGAGGGCGACATTCGTACATACGAAGGTACAGCCGAAGATGCAATGATGGCATACGTAGATTTACGTAGGTCACAAGGCCGTAGACCCTTTATTGATGGCCCCCACTTTGAACTAATGTAATAATAAAAAATTATTATACTTGTAATATCTAAAAGAAAGAGTTATAATGGCACGAGCATTAACAGAAAAACAACAAAAGCTACTTGCAGTCTTGTTTGATGAAGCAGGTGGTGACGTTGTTATTGCAAAAAGAATCGCAGGATATTCAGATGCTACTTCGTCTACAGAAATTATTAACTCTCTTAAAGAAGAAATCTTAGATGCTACATCTACGTACATGGCACGTAATGCTCCTAAAGCCGCAATGGCTATGGTAGGTGCTTTATACGACCCTACTGAATTAGGTATTCGTGATAAGATGTCAGCAGCTAAAGAACTACTTGATCGTACTGGCCTAGTTAAAACAGAAAAGATGCAAGTAGAAACTAAAGGTGGAGTAATGTTAATGCCACCAAAGCAAACGGAAGAAGATGACTAAACCATTAAAACAGTGGAAGTTGCCCCAACCAACTGACATAAAAGAAGACAATGAATGGGTTCCTATTCCCCGAATATCTAGGACCGTTCCATATGGCTACAAAGTAGACCCCGATGATCCTGATGTGCTCTTACCTATTGAGCACGAACTTGATATGCTTCAACAAGCACAAAAGTATCTTAAACAATATTCATATCGTGAAGTAGCTAATTGGCTGACACGAAATACAGGTAGGGACATATCCCACGTAGGATTACGTAAACGGTTGGAAAATGAGCGACAAAGAAAAAACAAAGCTAGAAGCCTACGCAGATGGGCAGACTATGCGAAAAAGGCAATCGCCAAAGCGGA